GGACTATGATAAAGAAGTATATGAAGGCGAAGCAATCCATGTATATGGAAGAGAAGGCGGATACTTTAATACTGATGAAGAACCAGAAGTAATTAACGAAGAGGATGAAGACGGCAACAAACATGTACCTGTATTAATGTTTCATAGTTGCGAAAAAGGTTCTTTTGGTGCTTGGTTTGTGGAAACAGACGGCGAAGATTTTGATGAGTTTAAACTTGGAATGGGTGTTGTTGAAACAAATTTAGGCGAATTTATTGATGCTGTATTTTACGATAAAGTAGAATTAGATTGTGATTATGATTACATGGATTCAACCGGTAAAAGTTATGATGCACAGGTTGGCTGGTTAAATACTAAGTGGCATGATACTCAGGAAAACATACAAGAAAACTTAGATGAATATCTTGCAGAGTTTGAAGAAAACGCAGAATGGGAAAGGGAAAATAGATAAACTTTTAGGAGTTAAATGAAAAGAATACTAATCTGTGGCCTACCAGGCTCAGGAAAATCAACGTTAGCAGAACGCCTAGTAGAAGTATTAGGAAATGCCAAATGGCATAATGCAGATGAAATAAGAGAACTTTTTAATGATTGGGATTTCTCTCCAGAAGGCAGAGAAAGACAAATGAAAAGGATGAACGACTATTGTTTAAAAACAGTAGGCAATGGTAATTATGCTATTGCAGATTTTGTTTGTCCTACTAATGAATTAAGAAGAAAATTTCAACCTGAATATGTAATTTGGATGAACACTATATCTAAAGGCCGATATGAAGATACTAACAAAGTATTTGAAAGACCAGATGATACTGTAAATGTTGATATACAAATTAACGAAGAAGATTGGTGGACTGAAGAAACAATAGAAAAATGGGCTAGGCTTATTGCAGTTGACATAAAAGATAATCTATTTCAACCAAAGCAACCAACCACACAGATGCTAGGAAGATTTCAACCATGGCATGAAGGTCATCAAAAGTTGTTTGAAAGAGCATTAGCAAAACATGGCCAGGTTGCTGTTCTTGTAAGAGATATGCCAAGAGATGATAGCAATCCTTGGACAGTAGACGATATCTGTGATAATATAGAGCAGGAACTGGCAGAATTTGCAGGTAAATTTAGGTGTTATCCTGTACCAAACATAATGAATATCACATATGGTAGAGGTGTAGGATATAAAATAGAAGAAGAAGTTCTTGATGAAGAAACACAAAAAATCAGTGCAACTAAAATCAGAGAACAAATGAAAAAAGAAGGAAAATTATAAATGAGTTATGAATTCACAAGTGAAAGTGTAAGTAGTGGACATCCAGATAAAGTAGCAGATAGAATTTCTGATGCTGTAGCAACTTACTTAATAGATAAAAATATTAGCCATAGAGCGGCTGTAGAAACTTTAGTGACAACCAATATGGTTACACTTGCTGGTGAATACAAAAGTGATAAATTTGATAAAGTTTATATTGAAAAACTTGTTAGAGCAACTGTAAGAGATATTGGCTACGAGCAAGATGGTTTTCATTGGGATAAATTAAAAGTCTACAATGAATTGCATGGTCAATCTCCGGACATTGCCTTAGGTACAGATGACTTTGGTGCAGGAGATCAAGGACTGATGTTTGGTTATGCCTGTGACGAAACGCCTAATTATATGCCAAGTGCAATTTATTACAGCCATGAGATATTAAAACAATTAGAACACGAAAGAAAAAACGGTGCTGATTGGTTAGGACCAGATAGTAAAGCACAGGTTACACTTAACTATGATAAAGTAGGTACGCCTATCAATATTAAAACTATCGTATGTAGTACGCAACATAGTGATAAATTATCTATAGAAGAGGTTAGAGAACGTGTAAAGGCTATAATTTTTCCTGTAGTAGAAGGAAAGATAGATATAGATAACACAGAATGGTTAATCAATCCAACAGGCAGATTTGTTATTGGTGGTCCAGATGGCGACACAGGATTAACAGGTAGAAAAATAATTGTAGACACATACGGTGGATATGCACCACATGGCGGCGGTGCCTTTAGTGGTAAAGACTGTACCAAAGTGGATAGAAGTGCGGCTTATATGGCTAGATACTTGGCTAAAAACATTGTGGCAGGCGGCAAGGCTAAAAATGCCACAGTACAATTAAGTTATGCTATTGGTGTAAAAGAACCTACAAATATATATGTTTATGCTGACGGACAAGTTAGAAAGGAATTTGCAGATTATTTTAGAGATAATATAGACCTGACACCTAAAGGTATAATTGATAAATTTAATTTATTTAATTTAGATTTAACCACAACAACTAATTATGGGCATTTTGGTAAACAAGATTTACCGTGGGAAGTTGTAGATATTTTTTAATGAATCATCCTGCATATACTAGGTACCCGGATTTAAAAACAAAGACGGAACCACAATATACAGAATGGAAAAAAGTATTTGCTTGGATACCTAAAACAACCTTAGGGGGTAAAAAGATTTGGATGAAGTCTATTTACACTAGAAATGTAGTGATAGAATGGACACCACCTACATATCCGGCTGGTCCTTATAGCAAAAAACAATTTGCTACATGGGACGAAATATTAAATATAAAAATGAGTGAAATATGAATTTAAAAGACACAATAAGAACAGTACCTGATTTTCCTATCCCAGGTATACAATTTAGAGATATTACAAGTCTAATAGAAAACCCTGATGCATTTAAATATACATTACAAGAAATGGAAGATTTATCTCTACAAGCAAATTGTATTGTAGGTATTGAAAGCAGGGGGTTTGTTTTTGGAGCACCTATAGCCAATAATCTTAATATTCCTTTTGTAATGGCTCGTAAGCCTGGAAAACTGCCCAACGAAACACACAAAAGAGATTTTGACTTAGAATATGGAAGTACAAGTTTGGAAATACAAAAAAATACAAATATTAAATCCACAGATAAAGTTGTAATAATAGATGACTTAATAGCAACTGGCGGTACTGCGATTGCATGTGCTGACTTAGTACATGAATGTTTTGATGTACCCAGAGATAATATTTTAATACTGGCTGTTATAGACTTGACAGACTTGGGAGGATTTGCTAAAATTATAGAGCAAGGCTATAATGCCGCCGCACTTGTTGAATACGAAGGAGAATAATGCCTAAAAAACCTCAAATACCGCTCAAAGAAATTATGGCGGCAATAGATAAAAAAGATAGAGGTTTTTATAATCGTTTAAGTGATGAACAGAAAAAGGCTTTTAGTGCCTGGATGATGATGAGGTATTGTAGTAGTGTACAAGGAAAAGAAGCGGCGAATTACATTTATATGACTAATGAACTGGTTAACTATCAGTTTATGGAAGTAAGTAAACACCCTGAATTACAATGGCTCTTGCTGAGCACCTGTGGGGTTGGTAAGGTACAATTTCATCCGTATCTTAAACCACCTAATGCAAGAAAAAAGAAAAATAAAATATTTGATTTTATATATGAAATTTTCCCTCATATGAAAACAGAAGATATAAATCATCTTATAAATTTAAATACAAAAGAAGAACTCAAAGAATTAGCATTATCACATGGATACAATGACAACACAATCAAAGACATCTTCGGAAAGTAATACTTGTAAATGGTGTGAAAAGACATTTATGAGCGAAAGAACTCTGAGTGCTCATATGTGTATAAAGAAAAGACGTATGGCAGATAAAGATCTAACACATACTAGATTAGGATATAGAGTGTTTCAGATGTTTTATGAATTGAATACTTCTGCATCTAAACCAAAATCTCAGGAAGATTTTGTTAAAAGCCAATACTATGATGGATTTGTAAAATTTGGTAGAAGTTGTGTTACAAATGAATACTTAAACCCAGAACTATTTGCAGAATGGTTAATTAAAAATGGTAAAAAATTAGCCGATTGGACTAAAGATAGTCTTTATGACGAATGGCTATTAACATATGTAAAAAAAGAACCAGGTATGAAAGCATTGGAAAGAACTATAATGTATCTTTCTAAATGGGCTGAAGAACATAATTGTGATTGGCAAGATTATTTTTCAAAGGTTACTACTCCTAGAGCAGTATATGATTTAAGAAGTGCAAAAGTTTCTCCTTGGATGTTGTATTTGTGTGAAAGTGGAGATGAACTATTAACAAGATTTAGTGATGAGCAGGTAAAAATGATAGAGCATATAATTGATGCAACATTTTGGATGAAATTATTTGCAAACAATAAATCAGAAGTTACTGATGTTAAAGGGGCATGTAAAATAGCAGGAATATGAAAATAGATTTTGATGTAGATATTGATATGGCTAACAGAGATGACTTTCTCAAGTTAGTTAATGTCACACCTGCAAGTATTGAAAAAGACGGTAAGTTTACAAAGCATAACACTGGTGTTTACTTTCAAAATATTTCGAAGTTTCCTCTTGAAGGTTATAGTACAATAGATCATAAACAAGCAGAACAAGAAGGCTGGTTTAAATTAGACGTACTTAATAACCATGTATATGAAGGAGTGAAGGACGAAACACATTTAGATAAATTGATTAATACAGAACCAATGTGGGAATTATTAGAACATAAAGAAATAGTTGAGCAACTATTTCATATTAATAATCATTTCGAAATAGTAAAACAACATCCACCTAAAAGCATAGATCAATTAGCAATGATACTTGCTATGATAAGACCCGGTAAACGCCATTTGGTAGGAAAGGCTTGGAAGGAAATCGAAAAAGACGTTTGGGTAAAACCTAATGACAATACATACTTCTTTAAAAAGAGTCATAGTTTTGGCTATGCTCTTGCTATTATTGTACAATTGAATTTAATGGTTGAAAGTCTTAATAGTTAAATTAGTTTGGCTTAATAACTAATTGGACTCCTCTTCTTTTAATTCTTTTTCTTAACAAATTTTGTAGACTGGTTGTAGGACCAAAAAGTATCTCAACATCTTTCATAACAAAAGTACTAAGATATTTATGAAATATTTTCATTTCATGATTTAAAAATACATCTATTGGTAATTGTCTATTACTTTCCCACCACCACATGTCACCTAATTCTAAAAAAAGTTTTTTAAGATTTTTATCTGGAAGTTTATCATAATCATAAAAAGTTAAGATAGTGTTGTCGTGGTTAACTACAATTCCTATGTACTCTTCACCGCCATAAAGTATACCTGTAAGGAAGGGATATTTTTCTTGTGTTTCTTGTATTAGTTTGTCTTTCTCCACAAAACTATTTAGTCAATTATATGATAAATACTGTAATATAAAGAGTTAATTATAGAGTAAAAAATTAAAAAATATGAGTTATGGTGATCACAGATTGTTTCTTTACGAAGATATTATAGATATAGTGGTACACTCTGACGGTATATATGTGGATAACAGGCCTATGAATAATAAAAAACTAATTGCACATAAAGGTATTAACAATGAAATACTTTTTAATATAAGGGATAGAGATAGAAAATTACAAAATGTTTTTTCTGATGTTTTAATGGCTACATTAATAAATCCTTCAACAAAAAGAAGAGTATTTTATAGACTTTTAGAACATACAAGTGATGTAGGTAAAGTAAAACTTACATTAGAAAATTCTGATTTGCAAAGTGTAGATGCAGGCATGTACACAATGTATGTATCAAGAACAGATCAAGATGGGATAGAACATCCGGTTTTTACAAATCAAAATAATGCAGTAAAATTTGATATAGAAATTACCGATCAGTTAGGTATGGAGCCAGTAGAAACACAAGTAGGAAACACTTTTACTCAAACAGCAAGTGTAGATGCCGGTGACTCTGCAAATATATTTGTTTCTTCGGCCTTTAGTGGTAATCAAGATAGAAATTTTCAAACTGCTTTGCACACTATTGCCATTTATCCTGATGCTTATACTGGAAACATTACAGTACAAGGCAGTTGTGTAGAAGGTACTCCTGAGAACGACGATGCTAGTATAGATTGGTTTGACTTAGAAACATTGACTTTAACATCAGAAAGCAATATAATAAATAAAAACTATCAGGTAAACAGTAATTGGATTCGTTTAATTCACACACCTAGTAGTGGAAATATTTCGCAAGTTCACATTAGAAATTAATTGACAAATCACTTAATATCCTGTATAATAATACTATGGATATCGATATTCTTGTTGAGCAAGTACACAGGCTCTTATTAGATCATTTGCCTATTAAGACAAGCAAAACACCTAGTGGCTGGAGGACTATGGACTGTCCTATGTGTACTGATAAAAGAAAACGCGGCGGTCTCATTACAACAGGAGCAAAAATATCCTATAATTGTTTTAATTGTGGCTTTACTACTGGTTGGGAACCTAACCCTACATTAGGTAAGAAATATAAAGATCTTGCTGACAAGTTAGGTGCGACAGCAGAAGAAATACATAAGGTCCAAATAGAAATTTTAAAATATGCAGAAATATTAGAAACTGAACAAGAAACTGATTATGTATATAATTTGCAAAAGTTTGATACAGTACGACTTCCAGAATCAGTTATAAGTTTAGATGATTTAGATATAGATCATCCTGTAAAAAAATATGCTATAGACAGAGGCATAGATGGTCTCTACCCTTTAATGTTCTTTAATGAACCTCTGTACAAGCAAAGATTAGTAGTCCCCTTTACTTATAATAATGAATTAGTTGGTTGGACAGGAAGACATATAAATCCTCCTGATAAGACTACACCTAAATACTTACATAATATGCCGTCTGGATATGTTTTTAATATAGATAGATTTGCAGACAGTAAAAGAGAAATTGTTATAGTGACAGAAGGCGTCTTTGATGCTATAATGATAGATGGTATAGCAATACAAGGAAATAGTGTAGGGCCTGAACAGGCACACCTAATAGAAAAATTGGGCAAAAGAATTATTATATGTCCTGACAGAGATGAGGCTGGTACAGAATTGATGTTGCAGGCCGCTGAACTAGGGTGGGAAGTAAGTTTCCCGCCTTGGCATGCAGATTGTAAAGATGCCGCTGATGCAGTTATTAAATATGGCAGACTTGCTACAGTGGACAGTATTATTAGAAATGCTGTAGATAATGAATTAAAGATTAAAGTTAGAGCTAAAATGGTATGAACGAAAAGTTTCAACATTGGAAAAATATTTGTAGACTACATTGGAAGGAAATTGTTACTATGTCTATAGCATTACATTGGATTGTAGACTTATTAATATTAGGACCAATAGTTTTCTTTTTGGGATATTTGTTTGGAGTACATGTAGGACATTAGTATGAAATTATATGTAAACGGTTGTAGTTTTAGTTATGGTAATACATTAGAAAATAAATTGGCATGGCCTGATTTTATGGAAGACTTTGATGTGATAAACGAAAGTTGGATAGGTAGTAGTAATAAAAGAATTTTAAGAAGAACTATAAACTACATAGAAAATAATGCTTATCATGATACATTTTTTGTAATACAATTATCTGATTGGTTTAGAGATGAATGGTATGATGCAGAATTTGATACATGGATAGGAATGTGTAAAGATCATGTTGTTTTAGATGATATATCATATAATAGAAGTGATATAGATCAGGAAGAATTAAATAGAAAGGTTAAAACATTTATACAACATTCTTTATTACATAGAACAATAAAAACTGTAGAACAAGAAACATTTAATCTTTTAAATACGGCAATAGCATATTTTAATCAAAATGATGTCAAATATTTGATTACAGGAATGAGTTCTAGATGTATGCCACATGAAAATAATGTAAATATTGTTGTCCCAGGAAATTTTATTAAGCCTATAAGCATAATTGCAGGTAATAACATCATTAGCACTAGTGATAGTCATCCAGACAAACAGGGTCATAAACTAGTTGCAAGATATATAAGAAGTGAGATAGAAAAGATATGGCAGATATAAAAACATATAATGAAGAAACACAAGAACTTTTTTTAAGGTTTTTGTTGAGCGATTCAGACTTATTTGCAAGGTGTCAGAATATAGTCAACCCGGTGTACTTTAATTTAAAGTATAGGAAAGCAGTTGATTTATTTATAAGTCATAGCACTGAGCACAATTCTATTCCTACTCCTGAACAAGTAAGTGCAGTTGCAGGAGTACAATTAGAGCCTATTCCAAATGTAACTCCTGATCATCATGAATGGTTTATGAATGAATTTGAAACTTTTTGCAGACACAAAGCATTAGAAAAAGCAATTATAGAAAGCACAGACTTATTAGAAAATCAAGACTATGGCACAGTTGAAAATAAGATTAAAGATGCAAGTCAAGTTGGTTTGGTTAAAGACTTGGGTTTAGAATATTTTGAAAATCCCAAAGAAAGATTACAATGGATCAAAGATCAAGCAGGGGCAATTAGTACAGGTTGGAAGGGTATAGATCACAAACTTTATGGTGGCCTGAACAGAGGAGAGATGACAATCTTTGCTGGTGGTTCTGGTGCAGGTAAAAGTTTGTTTTTACAAAATTTTGCAGTCAATTGGGCATTAGCAGGATTTAACGTTGTTTACATTAGTTTAGAGCTTAGTGAACAACTTATTAGTATGAGATTAGATAGTATGGTATCTGGTTATGGCACAAAAGAAGTGATGCGTAATATGGATGATGTAGATTTGAAAGTGCGTATGAAAGCCAAAGGTGCTGGTAAATTAAGAGTTAAACAAATGCCTAACGGTGTTAATGCAAATGATATCAGAGTATTTTTGCGAGAATATGAAATATCCTGTGGTGAGAAAGTAGATTGTTTACTTGTGGATTATTTGGATTTGATGATGCCTATTAGTGCAAAAGTAAGTGGCAGTGATTTGTTTATTAAGGACAAATATGTATCTGAAGAGTTGCGTAACCTAGCAGTAGAAAGAGACTTACTATTTGTAACGGCTTCACAGTTAAACAGAGGCGCAGTAGAAGAAATAGAATTTGATCATCATCATATAGCAGGTGGTATCAGTAAAATACAAACAGCAGATAATGTTGTAGGTATTTTTACAAGTAATGCTATGCGAGAAAAAGGTAGATATCAAATACAGTTTATGAAAACACGTTCTAGTAGTGGTGTAGGCACCAAAGTAGATTTAAGATTTGATCCTGATACACTTAGAATAGAAGATTTACAAGACGGAGATGAAGATGCTGATACAATCACAACTTCAAGCCTAGTAGATCAACTAAAACGTAGTAATACAATTAAAGCAGATGAGCCAGAACAGAAAGATACTATAGGCCAAGCGATGAACATGCGAGAGTTCCTGAAAAAGAATGATTTATAATGATAAATAGCATTATACATATTTTATGGAGACGACATGCGTAAAACTCGCAGTATATTAGAAGAACTAAATCAAATTTCTGTTGATAGAGATAGGAATCATGTGGTCTCAAATAGGGGAGAGCATGTCATCAATAGTGCTATTAATCTTATAGAACAGATTGAAACACATTATGATGAACAAACTGCTAAAGATCTTAAAAACAGATTAATTAACAGCATTAAAGCAAAAGATATTAAAAAATTCTCCCGAGGTATTGGTAAGGTTATCAAAGAATCACAAAGGGAAATTGACAATGCTAATAAATGAAATTGTAGTTAAAGAAAAAGACGTCAATTTACCTGGTAATCCTGTACCTATAAAACACGGTAAAGAAGTTACCTTAGGTAATGAAAAATTTGTTTATGATCTTAACAATAATATTTGGTTAAGAAAATCTGACGGACAAGCAATCCCTCAAAATAGCGAAGCACATATGGTTCTTATGGCAACACAAGGGTATGAACCAGATGGAGTAAACCAATTAAGTCCTGGAGCCTGGAAGACTGTCAAAGGTACTATTAATAATTTGATAGGAGGACCTCTTGGTGTTGCAAGTAGAGCTGATCCAAATGCATCACTCCTAGGAAAAATATCAGGTGTGATAGGTGATGGGTTACAAAGATTAATTAGAGGTCTTGGTAATAAAAGAAAAACACAAATTATTAATGTTGGCGACATGGTACAATGGAATGCTGAAAAAAATAATAAAAATATTAAAAAAGGTGACTTAGTACAAGGTCCTGTAATAGCAGTTGCAGGAGATTCTTATCCAGCAGGAATACCTTCAGAAGGCGGAGCAACAGAGGTACCGCAAGGAAAACTTTTAATCAAATCTAAAACAGGTGTGATATTTACAAAACCTATTGATCGTGTACAAAAAGTTCAGGGTTAAAAATGAAATTTGTCGAAATCTCAAATAGTTTCCTTAAGGAAATTATACTAGAAGCAGAAAATAAAAATACTCATTTAGAGCATTTGGAAGACAATATTTTTAACAAAGGATACCAAGGCGCCAAAGAAGCAATAAATTATTTGTTTAGTCTACATGAGATGCTAGAAGGAAGTTCCAAAACTCCAGTCAGCATGACAACAAAATGGGACGGTGCACCAGCCATTATTGCAGGCAAAGATCCTCAATCAGGAAAATTTTTTGTAGGCACCAAAGGTGTATTTGCACAAAAACCCAAATTAAATTTTACAGAAAAAGACATTGAGGAGAATCATCCTGCTGAAGAGTTACAAAATAAATTAAAACTTGCATTAAAAACTTTAAATAGTTTGAACTGGAATACAGTTGCTCAAGGAGATATGCTTTTTTCTAAAAGTGATTTGAAAACTGTAGATGTTGACGGGGAGGAATGTATTGTTTTTAAACCAAATACCATAGTGTATGCAGTACCCACAAACAGTGACCTAGCAAAAGAAATTTCTAGTGCAGAAATAGGAATTGTTTGGCATACAGAGTATGTAGGAGGGCCTACGTTAGCCGATACAACTGCTAAATTTGGTTTTGACAGTAGTGTACTTGGTAATAGTAATAAAGTTTGGCATAGAGATGCATTAATAAAAGATTTTAGTGGAACAGTGACACTTACACAAGAAGAAAGTGATAATATTATAAATTCTATAAAACAAGCAGATAGTTATTTAAAAAGTATAGATTCAGAAACATTTGCTTGGTTAGAAAAAGGTAATGATTTAATAGGTAAAGATTTCCTACAACAACTAAAGGCCCATGTAAATAATAATATAAGAGCAGGAGCATTTGATGAGCCCACTAAGTTTGCACAGGGGTTTGTACAAAAGTATATAGATTTTATGCAAAAGAAAATAGACGGTTATAAAACACAGGCTAAACAGGACGAAATGACAGAAAAATTAGTACAAGGTGTAAAGTTTATTAAAGAACACGTTCCTGGGATAGTGAGCGTATATGATCTGTATTTAAAGATAATACAATCTAAAGTAAACATAATTAAAAAGTTAGAAACAATTAGACAGTTACCTACATTTAAGGAAACTGAAAACGGATATGAAGTAACAGGCGAAGAAGGGTTTGTTGCAGTTGACAGAATAGGTAATGCATTAAAACTAGTAGATAGACTGGAGTTTAGCAGACTGAACTTCGGAACAGGAGCACCTGGAAAATGAGCATGCCAGAAAACAAATTTAATTTTAAACTAATTGATCAAGAAATATCTGAAGCAAGACTGTTTAGGACATCAAATAATTTTAGAAATTTAACAGGCAGAGAAGTAGCAAATTTATTATATTTAACAACACTATCTACATGGATGATGACTAAAGATAGTAAGCAGGAAAGTTTTGCAAGATCTTATTTAAAGCAATCTACTCAGTATGGCCCTTATATTTTATTCAGAAGTCATGCAACTGATTTATTTTTATTAGCATATCATGTTAATGATCCAGAAAATAAAAATATTAAATTAAAAAATAATATCGAAAGTAAAAGATTTTTAAAATCCCTACAATTTAATAATAGACAACATTGGTTAAATATGTCTAAGATTAGTAGTGGTAAAGATAGAAACAGTGAAATGTATTCTTTTTTTATGAGATTAGAATCACAACTCAAAATTAGCGACTCCAGATATAAAAAATGGAGAAGACTTGTTAGTGATTGGGGCAACTTAAAATATACAGCCAGACAATTAGTAGTTACATCTATACTTCAAGAATATAGACGAATTGCAAAAGGCAGTGAAATGGTAAGCCCATTGAGCACAATGACAAGATATAAAAAATATATTGTTACTGATAAGGAAAAACCAAGTACAGCAAAAAGAGTTGCCGGTGCAGTTGCTGGTGCGGCCGCAGGCAGGTATGCAGGTAAGAAGATTGCACAAAAAACAGGAAAAAATATTGATAAATATAAGAAGTACGGTACAGGTATTGGAGCAATAGCAGGATACTGGGCAAGTGGAAGGCAGAGACAAAAATGAACAAAATACAAAAAGATGCAATAGTAGATTCGTTTAATAAAAAATGGAAATACAGAAAAGACAAAGAACAATATGGTATGGCCGATGCATGGAAAATTATCTATTCTCCAAATGCAGAAGGTAAGTATGTAGGTGATTGCGAAGACTATGCTCTATCAATTCTTTACAGACTATGTGGTGAAAGCCATTTAAAAATGTGGTGGATG